GTCAGAAGGAAAGAAGAAGGGAATCCTTTTAAAGAACATTGCTGCACAGCTCATATCCGGTGAAGCAAAGGAAGCACTCAAACCTTTGGCCGAGTATCTGGAAATCGACATCGACCAAGTGGACCTAGAAATGGCAATGCACCTAAAGCAGATGGAGCTTGCCATAAAACAGGGAGATACCAGGGCATACAATGCCATTCTGGACAGGTTGAACGGAAAACCGATTCAGGCAATCATAGATAAGACACCTCCAACACCTACCATTCTACAGATAAACCCACTTTCCAATGAACTTACGACCGACAACGGCACTGAGGAAGATACTGGCCCTGACTAAAAGGGTCTGGGGAATACAAGGCGGCCAAGGTGCGGGAAAAACGTTCAGTATCCTTTGGATCCTTTGCGACTACGCTTGGAACAATCCAGGAAAGGAAATATTCATAGCCTCCGCAGAGCTTACGAAAATGCGGATAACGGTTATCAAGGATTTCAAGAAGATAATGCTTGCTCTTGGAATGTTCGACAAGCAGAGTTTTCCGAACGAAACGCTGTACCGGTTCCCAAATGGCAGTTTTATAAAGTTCATTGGATTGGACAAGGAGGATATCGGTAAGGGTCTGCGCTCCGATGTGATGTTCATAAACGAGGCCAACAAAATCAACTTCGAGACCTATCGGGAACTTACCTCACGGGCAAGCCGTGTGATCATCGACTTCAACCCCAACGCCAAGTTCTGGTATCACAAGGAAGTGATGAAAACCGAAGAATGCGAGCACCTGGTATTGACCTACAAGGATAATGAGTTCCTTAACCCGATTGAAAAGGCACAGATTCTAAGCTACAAGGAAAAAGGGTATTTCATTGATGGAACCATCAAAAGCGAGTTCTGGGCCAACAAATGGCGCATCTATGGCCTTGGTGAAGTTGGAGGCGTGGAAGGCCGTATCTTCCATTGGCAACCATGCAGCTATCTTGATTACCTGAAAATAGACAAACCCACCCATTTCTACACGGATTGGGGCAAATCGGATCCTTGGGCAATAGGAGAGTTCAAATACTACGATGGCAGGATGTACCTGCACGAGCGGAACTACCGTAGCGAGAACGAGATCAGGGAATCCATGACCGTTCAGGAATTACGGAATATCGGAGCGGCAGAAGGAGAAGGAATCGTAACCTGGATGTTCAACCAACTCCACATCCCAAAGGATGCCTATATCGTATGCGATAACAACCGACCTGAAAAGATAATCGCCATACGCCAACAGGGATGGGAATATGCCTTTGCAGCGGTGAAGGGTCCGGGCAGTATCAATGCAGGTATCGACGTACTCCAAAACCTTGAAGTGTTCTACACGGATACCAGTGAGAACATAGAGGCCGAGCAGGAACAGTACCAATGGGATGTCGACCGCCACGGTGAGACCATCGACGGAAAGCCAAAGGATTTTATGAATCACCATATCGACGGGGCAAGGATGGGGGCTTCTTGGTTGTTGCACGAGGGGATCATCAGAGCAGCATGATTTCTTTATTTTTGTGGAATCATATCCAAAATATTACTATATTTGATGTATGGCAGAAAGGGCTAATACGATAGTTGTGATGGAAAATTGCGAACCTATTGCGACATACGGAAGCGTAAGGGACATGTGTAATAATATGCCTGGGTTCAGTTACCATTATTTAAAGGGCAAATCAAAGTTTCCTTACGAATACAAGGGATATAAAATATTCAAAACCAAGTTCAGATGAAATTATTAACCTATGGAAGCGAGTGAATTAAGGATAGGCAACTATGTCATGATCGATGATGGCCGTAACGATGGTGATATTATCAGGATAACTGGAACCAATACTATCAATGGAGGTCATGTGTATGATGAAGATGGGGATATTTTTGGATGCGACATGATTAAACCAATCCCACTCAACGAACAATGGTTGATTGATTTTGGGTTTGAGAAAATCAATGACCATATTTTCCAATGTAGAGGATTTGAATATAGTCACTTGTTCACCAAGATGGCATTCCATTTATCAAACATGGAGTTTATTATAGTTTTGAACGACTACGATGGATTTGAAGTTGAAGTAAAATACGTCCACCAATTGCAAAACCTATACTTTGCATTGACGGGAGAGGAACTAATAATAAAAGAGAAGGTAAGATGAAAAAAATCAAACACATCAGGTATTGGTTGGCAGTCCATACGCCTATTAAACTATTGAGCAGGGATGAAAGGCACAGGCTAAGAATGGCAAGGTTCAGGGCATCAGCACTGCTTTTTGGGTGCAACACGTACCATTTGTCAAACGAAGAACTATTGGAAAGGGTAGAGGAATTATCAAAAGTGACGACCAATTCAGGTATTTCCATTCAAGAATTTAGTAGGGTGATTGCAATTATGAGAGGAATTTAAACTACTATGAAAAAGAGTAAAATCAAAAAATTGATCCAAAAGGAAATTCGAAAAAACGAAATCAAAAAGTTCAATTCATACTTAGAATCCAGTCTTCAAATCAGAAAGAGATCGTTATGGAGAAATTAAAGGATTATCTTTTATCCGTTGGATTTAAAACTACATCTAATAATAATGATTTCTACACCGTACTATCAAAGGATGGCAGAAACATACTTTTTGGATTGAGTGAACACAAAAAGCCGCCAACGGTGATAGGCCCCAGACCAAAAATACAAATGAAGAGAACATTGATGCATCATGGAAACAGAAGACCTGTTGAAATCATATGTGAAAAATACGATGACGCAATGAACCATGTACTCGCCAATGAATCAATGGAAGATATTCATAATGCAATGTTCGATAAATCCATCGTGTTCAGATACACCCTATAAAACACAATTTTCACAAATAAATCAATTTAAACAAAATATTTACTAGTTTTGTAATGTCCAGTGCTTCACGTTAACGTGGGGTATTGGGCACCGTGAAAATCTGGACGCGCCCTTGCCCTTTAAAAGCAAGGGTTTTTTCATGGGATTGATCAACTGGTTAACGGGTATTAAACCTATAAAACAAGAGGATGGCACTTGGTTCTACCAGTTGTGGTCGTCCAATACCAATTTCAACAAAGGCCAGAGACTTCAACTGGTACTGGAAAACCCCGCCGCACTTTTCCTTTTCGTACTTCTTTCAGATCTGTACTCCATGGGTGAGTACAAGCTATATCGAAAGAGCGATGAGGAACCCATTGAAGAGCATCCCATACTTGATTTTTTGAAGAACCCAAATCCCATGCAGACAGAGGAACAGTTCGCTTGGGACTATATGTTCTGGAGAAAATTGGGTTGTGCCAACCTTTACCTGGATTCACAGGTATTGAAGGGGGATGCAAGTATCGGATATTGGTTGGTCCCTGATCACATCAACTGGCCCACTTGGTTCGACAGGAACAAAAAGACCCTTTTCGTATCACAGTCCGCAGTCAGGGAACTGATGGAAAAGGAGCTTGAATACAAAACGGAAAGCCAAAACTTCAAGTTCAAGTACAAGAACCTGAAACAGTTCTTCGATGTTTCCAATGGAATTAACGGATGGTTCACATCACCTAGCAGGGTAGATGCCCTTTACAAGATAATCAAGAACTCCGACAATGCCCTGAACTCGAAGAATATCAATTCCAATTTCGCCAGTAAGTTTTTGGTGGCCGGTAAACATGACCCGCAGAACATCAATACCCTTCCAATGGGCGAAGGTGAAAAGAACGACATCGAGACAAAGATGCTCGGTGGCCGCAATGTCCATGCCATGAAATCCATGGTGGACATCAAAAGGTTCATTGAAAAAGCGGACATACTGGAGCATTTGGACAAAGCGTGGTTGGACGATGCCATGAAGATAGGCCAGATGTTGAAGATTCCGCAGGACGTTATCGGCAACCTGACCAAGGGAAGCACCTACGAGAACCAAGAAATGGCAAGGGCGGCAATCGTTTCCTATGCATTGGAACCGGATGCACAGGATTTCTGCAAGGGAATACTAGATTATTTCAAGGTCAAGGACATGGTATTGAAGTACTCCTTTGATCATTTACCGTTCGTACAGGCATTCGAGAAGAGCAGGAGCGAGGTCAAGATGAACCTTGCCAAGGCATTCAAGGATATGGTGGATGCTGGGGCTGACCAACAACAGAGTGCGGATTTCTTGGGAATAGAGATTGACACGTTCGGACCTCGCAACGAAAGCGGTTCGGGAACTGGAGAAACCAAAATGAAGAAAGTGGTATGAGTGGTTTAGAGTTTATCAATAGGTTCTTTTTTCAAATCTTCTTTATCAGAATTTTCAAGGGAGGGAAGATGATCGATGGAAAATTAAAAGTGGACAGATATGGCATTTTGTATTGGATAGTTCCATTCACTGGATGGTCTAATAGCTATAAATGGATTGGTAAAAACCATTCAAAAGTCATTTACAGAAAATATTCGATATGAGCCAAAAAGGAAATTATACCAACGAAAAATTCATGAACGAGGCCAAGTTGAAAAAACTGGAAGAGCAAGGCATCAACGTGGAATCATTGAAGAAATCCATAAAACAAAAGCAGGATGATTACGGTCGAAGAATTTCAAAATAAAGCGTTCAGCGATCAAGGCGAGCTGTTCAAGGCCCTTCGGGAAAACAAGGCATCGTTGATTGCCCAAAAGAAGATGGCAACCAAGTTTGCCGATCCCATATTCTTCAGCCCTTTTATAATGGAAGGTGAGAAAATGAAGGCTTTTAAGGCAGATACCGTGGATGTAGGGAACATCAAGACTTTGAGCATGGACCTTGCCATCAACACAACCAACTTAATGGACAGCTATAGTGATGTACATATACCCGGATTGTGGACCAAGAGCCTGAAGGAGAAAAAGGACTACTACCTGATCCAAGAGCACGCCATGAAGTTCGATAGCATAATCACCGATGAAGTTGTTGCAAGTGCCGTGATGATGAACTGGAAAGACCTTGGGGCCAATTATCCAGGACAAACACAAGTTCTTTTGTTCAAGGTGAATGTAGGTAAAGAGCGTAATCCTTTCATGTTCGGGCAGTACGCAAAAGGCT